ATTTCTTCTGTAAAGTTTACATCATTAGCTGCATTACTTGCTGATGGATCATTAACCCATGTAACATAATTTGTTGTTTTTGTAGATGCTCCTACAACATGTTTAACTCGAGCATAATTCCATCCAGTAATATTTTGATCATTTGGATGTACTTTCCATGTTCCTGTTCTATGTTGAAAAACATCTAATTCGGTAGTATCAGGAAATTGTGCACTTGCGGTAATTGATAAATCAAAACCAGAACCATTTCCGTTAACGGTTTCGCCCGAAGCAAAAGATGTTAAATCAACTGAATGAATATTGCTTCCATTTAATTCTAAATACAATGTTCCTAAATTTGCATCACCAAATGCATTGGCGGGATAATTAATTCCATCTACAGCAACATCCTCATTTAAATCACCATCAATTGTTACCGTTCCGTTGAATACACCTCTACGTAAATCATTTCCTGCAGATGTTACAGAAAATGTTCCATCTTGATCTACTGCACTTAAACTTCCAATTCCTGATGCTGATACATACCCGCTAATTGGGTATGATGCACCAAAAGATAATTTTGCTGATACACCAGTATCATTACAATCAATATTATCTAAATCAGGTGCTGGTGCTGGAGATAATGCTTTTAATATTTCATTAAATCTATCAACTGCAGTTCCAACCGGCGTTGCTGATGTGAAATCTGTAAATAATCCATCTGTATATGTTCCGTCTTCGGCTGTGCCAATTGCTGTAGAGCCTCCTACGACAGGTCCAGTTACTGCAACGTGACTACTTGTAAACGGTGCACTATTTGCAGGATCATTTATTACTGTAGCTCGAAGTTCATATTGTTGTCCTGAGCTAGAATCATACCATAAAATTCCATCTAAATATGTGCCATATGTACCAGTAGTAACTGATGGAAGGCCGCCACCAGATAAAAATCTAGTTAATGGTTCATAATCTGATACACCGCCGATAAATGCAATTTCTACATCTTGAGTACTGTTACCAGTTGAATTATAAATATACAATGAACCAGTAGCTAGTACAATTTCTCCCCTATATATAGGGTTGATATTTTTTAATGCATCTAAGCCGCCTCGTTTATGTTGAATTACTTGAGCCATCTCGTTATAAATCCTTTATTTTATATAAATATCAATTGTTATGGAACAATTGTTTTACCATTACCATTCGGAAAAAACCCAGCATCAATTATACCCAACGTACTACCCGTTGCTGGTGTTATAATATTAACGCCTCCTACAACATCAAATGCAGCTCCATTAGTTAATGGCGTGTCTGCAGATCCGGATATTGATAATGAACCTGTTAATTGTAAATGCTTAGCAAGTTGTTTACCTTTTAGCCTAGCCATTATACCCATCTCCCATTAACTATTACAACATCATCTGATTCAATTGAATATCCCAACGCATTAGTATCAAATGTAATTGTTTGTGTACTAGATGTAGTAGGAGTCCATGCATATGATGATTTGTCAATATATTGTCCATTTATATAAACATCAAATTCTGCTTTTGTTGCTGCTAATGATGTTGTCGGGTTTAATGCTGCAGCTCCCGAAACAGTTACTACGGCAGAACTTGAATAAGATGCTTGTTTTTCAGTTAAGTTTACTAAATATGACATTGTTTCTGCACTAATTGTTGTTCCGGTACCAGTGCCGCTACTCGATACTGTAACAGAGCCTCCTGCTAATACTTGAGATTGAAAACGTAATAATTGTTGTGGTACAACGGTTGTTGAAAATAAATCTATACCAACATCAATTACTGTATCAAATCTTACACGCTTAATAGAAAATGCTTTTTGCAATACTGAAGTACGGAATTCTTGTTCTGCCATTAATGTGCCTTTAACAGTCATATTTGTGGTTGCTCGAACTAATCTATCTTCTCCTACTGTATTAACTGTTTCAAAATCAAATGATGTATACATTGTATAAAATTTATTTGATTCGTTACCCCAAGCCATTCCTCGATATGGCATAAACTGTTCAACCATATCATTCATTTGTGTAGTAAAATCAGTCCATATCATTAAATCATAACTAACATCTACATATTCCGGAACATTGATTGCATATATTGCATCTGATTCTATAGGCTCACCTTTTAAAGGAATTGGAAACAATGTATCTTCATATCTATTTCTTGCATTATATTTTGCTTTAAAATAATGTTGATTACCTGATATAGGTTTATTAGTATCAATCTTTCTTAATTGATCTCGTTCAGTTACTGAATTTCTTTTAATTACAATTATTGGAGATTGAAGCATTCCTTTTTCATCACGCAAATATCCTAATTTACGTACATTATCCCATTTCTCTCCATTAGCATAAATTACCGGAACTTTAATTAGTTCATCATTATGCTTAATTTGAGGTTGTATTTCATTTTCAATAAACCATTTTATTGCATAATCAATATCATATACCGTACGCTTTGGAGTACGCACCACATCTTCATCTCTACGAACTTGTTCTGCTCGATTTAATACAAGATCATCAAAGCGAGAATCAGTTCGCTTTGGGTTCGGTTTATTTGTTTTACGATCGATATTTTGTCTATTATATCTAGGCATTAGAATCCTTTATATGCTTGATCGTTAGTAGTACCACCATAACGAATATTACGAATATTTTGTGGTGTTTGGCGTGTCGCATGCGCATCGCATATAACTGACACGCTATATCCATGAGTTGACCCATTTGGCCATGTCTCAGGATTTTTACCAGTAAAATATTGATTTGCATCAACATTGTCTAATTCATAATATTCATTGTCCCAAAAGGCAATATCGCCAACTTCAGGATAAAATCCAGAGCGCTCTAAGATATCGCGCGAAACTCCGAATTGTAATGTTCTTGTATATGTATGACCGTAGTCACTCATATTTGAAGTTTTTCCTTCTTTAGTAATTAAACAAGGAATTAATATTGATTGGTAGAATGATTTTTTATCTGATTCGCCGTATAAATTAGATTCAGATTCTTCCACACTCAATTTAAAAAACTCTATTTCAGTATCAACAACAGAATTCATTACTTCCGAGTTAATGGAAGCTAGAAAGCGAGCATCTCGTTGACCACCAAATAAAGCCATAATTTATCCTACATATATTTTTAACGGAACTTTTGATAACACATTATTAATAGCATCATCTTCTGCTGCTTGGCGTGTTAACATTTGTTCTTTTGTTAATTTATCTAAAAATTCTTTAAGTTGTGCAATTAGATCAGATTTTTCTGACTGAGCTTCTGAAACTAATTCCGAACCATTAAGTGTTACTTCTGCATTCGGGATAGGTACAGTACTATATTTACCTCTTACTCTACCCAACATTTCTTTTGCTAATGCTAATGCATATCTAAGAATCCACGCACGCCCCATATCATTAATATTACTGTATGTTTGATAGTTATATGGTATATTAGATGCGTCTGTTACAACACCGTTTAAAACTGCTGTATTGCCGAATAAAATAGCCGCATTAGATTTTTCTTCTTCTAATATAAATTCAAACCAAACTTTATCAAAATACGGTGTTGATGCATTACCTCGTTCTGTTCCTGGTACTGGATATATTTTTATATTATCACCATGTATTTCAAAAGAAAAATGTGATTTTCTAATTCTATCATTAAATTCAATAGCTTGAATACGTAATAAGTCAGCATGAACTGGCATCATCATAAAGTTAACTGAAGGAGAAAATCCTCCAAAATCAAATGAATCCAATAATTGTTGTGAACCCAAACCAGTACCTACAAATGGGTCAAAGTATCTTACTATTGCTGGTGGAACATTATGAAGAACTCTTCTAATTTCAATTATTGAATCACTTTGTAATGTTAATCCAGATGATGCAGAAACTGCATCTTTAATACTATATGTTTGCTTACCTGGTACTACATCTATAGAAGCAGTATACCATTTTACATGTCCTCCAGAATCCGCTTCTGTTCCATATGCTTTTGATAATCTTGTTATGTATGCTAATGATGATCCAACTAATGTATCAGTAAGACCATTTTGTAAATATTGCGATCCAGTCTTTATACCTAATGTATTAAGCAAGTTATTAACTATATTAACTTGATTAACTTGATTAGAATATTCAATAATAGCACCTTCAAATGCCGTATAAAAGTTCACATCTTCTAGTTCAACATCCATTACTGGATAACCTAGTTGGTTTGCAGCAAATTTTGCAAACTTATCTGCGTGATCTTGAAACACAGCATCATTATCAAAATATCCAAATGGAGTCTTTCCTACACTAAAAGATGAGCTTCCAGGCCAAATGATTGCGTTTTGTGAATAATCCATACCGATTCTTTATTAATAAATATCGATACGATAAATATCAATATTCATTTAATAATGACAATACATCATCTAATGCTGGGTGTCTATGATTATCTTTCAATACTATCTTAGAAACATATTCAGAGCTTTGTAGTTTAGATACTTCATGTATTGCTGAATCATTTTTAAATTTCAAATCAATTTGATGTGTATCACCGCAAAGAATCATTGTAGAATTTTGTCCTAATCTAGATAAAACCATTTGAAGTTGTTGCTTAGTTAAGTTTTGAAACTCATCTACAATAACAATTGATTCTTCAAATGTTCTTCCGCGGAAATGAGTTAATGACACAAGTTCTATTTCCGAAGCAGCTTCCATTTTTTCTAATTTATCTTTATGATGATAAACTTTATCAAAGTTACTTCTGATAGGAACTAACCATGGTTCTAATTTTTCTTCTAATGAGCCTGGTAAGAACCCATTATCTTCATTTGATACTGTTGGTCTTGTTATAACAATCTTTTCAACTTGTCGTTTAAAAAACATATCTAATGCTATTTGACACGCAAGTAATGTTTTCCCCGAACCTGCTTTGCCTAATACAAAATTAAACGGCGTTGAAAGAATTTCTTGTTTAGCTCGTTTTTGTTCATCTGAAAGTGTTATGGAAAAACGAACAGATGTTTTGGGTGGCGTCTTCGCTTTGTTTGGTGTAGACATAATAACCTTAAAATAACTTTGTTAATGAAGTTTCAACTAATTGCACGTCATGCAATGTTTCAATTTTACCTAATGCTAATTGTCGAATAGCTTGAAATGATTTTCTAGGAGGATATGCAGTTAGAATTTTTACTGTAACTAATTCTTTTCCTCGACCTAAATCTTGATCAATATTACACATAAGTACCATTCGAATAGCTCGTATTCTGTCAAGTACATCTACAAGGTTACCGTCATAACGGATTCTCCATTGCATTGAATATTTAACTCTTGGTGTTGCCATATATTATAATTAACCTACGCTTATCATTAAATAACTACCACTTCTCCATAATTGTCCGTTAACAGCTGGGTCAGTTGTTGGGAGTGATGCTGTATAAATAAATACTGTTCCTTCAGATATAAATTTATCTGAAACGTTTATGTATGTAAGTGAACCGGATGTTGTAGTTAACGTTGTTGATGAAAGGGATGTATTTCCAACATTTAAATAATTTACTGATGCAGACCCCTCAACTGTAATGTTTGTTGTGTTATGTGATATACTTGCAGATTCAATTACAATTGTATTTGAGATATTGTTTATTGATGCTGAGGTAATTGTTGCTGTCGTTACCGTTGCTGTAGTTGTATTTAATGTTGTTATATTTGCATTACTAGCAGTTACATCTAGTAATACAGCACTACCACTTAACATTGTAAATGAACCAGATATAATAATATCTTCCGCAGTATTACCTGATAATACATTATATAAATCAGAAGTATGACTCGACGAAATTAATCCGCCAGATGTTATTTCTGTTAAATTGGTTGAAAAGACTCCCATCCGTTTCCTTTATTAATAAATATCAACGATTAAAATGTTTTATTAAATCAAAGTTGTTCATGTATTTTTATTTTAAGAGTTGTATTACCTTTTATTATTCTATTTAGTAAGTTTTTAGTAGAGTAA